CTCGGCGTGGATCTCCTGGCGGCCCAGGGAAGTGCCCTCGTACTGCAAGATCTGCTTCTGGAACGATGGAGCCAAGTTCTTCATGTTGCTGTACGTACTGGCGCGTGTGATCACCACGTCGTCGCCCTCACGGTCGATCAACTCCAGCACCACTTCCTTGGGCTTTGGCGTGGTGGACGCGATCAACTTGGTACGGTCACCCAGACGGATGCCGAACATGATCATGTCCCACGCTTCGCGCAGGTATTCCCATGCGGCCAACTCGTCCAGCCATCCGCCATGGAACTGTGGCCCCCGAAAGCGCTCAGGCTCGGATGCCGGGATGCCCTTGATCAGGGAGCCATTGACCAGCGTGATTTCGTGCAGGCTGGAGTTGTACTTGGCCACCAGAATGGGCGGGATGACCTTCAGTAGGCCGGAGTCGCCTTCAAAGCATGTGCCCTTCAAGTCCCCGGATGTCGGGGCCGACACCAGCCATCGGGTGTTTGGCGTCTCCCACGCCCAGCTGGCCAGCGTCTCGGCGGCTGCGCGGGTCTTCCCGGCTCCACGGCCAGCCAGCATAAGCCAGATGCTCCACCAGTCCCCTGCAGGCTCAATCTGGTGCTTCAGTGCCTGCTCATTGAGCCACTTGAACTGCCAGTTGAATGCAGCCTGCTGGTAGACCGACAGGGCGCTGTATTCCTTCTGGACATTCTCGTCCTCAAGGATTTCGAGGGCCAGACTCATTGCTCGGACTGCCGCTTCATCTTCAGGTTCTTCAGCAGTTCCCCAAAGACATTGTGGTTGTTCTCCACCACCACAGGGTTGATGTCGTCGCCAGAATGCACCAGCTTGTCGCTGTACTTCTTCGGGCGCTGCTTGGCGGCATTCCACTTCCGGGCGTCAATCCGCTGGCGCTGCCACTGGATGTAGGCGGAGTCCAACGCGATGTCGATCACGTTGCCTTCCTTGTCCCGGATTTCCTTTACCAGAGGTGTTTCGTCCGCAATGGACACGATTTCGTCGGCATGAGTCTCAGCTTGTTCTTCCCGGGCGCGTGTGTATTGCTCTACGAACTCGGGGTACTTGTGCAACCACACGTACACCGTGGGCTGTGCTGGCATGTCGTCGTCCTTACAGATTGTCCTCAGGCTCTCCCCCATTCCTAGCCTCACACACAGCTTTGTGGCGATGTCTTGGTTGTAGGTGGATGGCCTTCCCCCCTTGTTTTTGGTCGCGGCCTGCTTTGTGGGCTTTTCTGCCTTGTCTGTCATGTCATTTCCTTCCACGCGATGTTTCAGCGCATGGGTGGAAGTGTAACTCTGGGTTTCAGTTGGTGCCAGTGCCCTTACGGTTTGTGATCCAGCCAGCCTCCACGATGGGGGCTGCTGTCTGCTCCATGGTCTTGAACTCTGGCGCGGCCTCTTCGCCCAGACGTTCATGCGCAGCGCTGACCCTGTCCAGCGTGGCCAGCACTCGCTTCAGGTGTTCCCGGGTGTACTGGCCCTCCAGATACACCATGTTGCCGTGATAGACCTCAACCATTCTGCACCTCGTCCAGCTTCTGTTTGTAGTGGTGCCACTTGTCGGCGTCCGGGCTGTCCTTTTTGCCTTGACGCATGCCGTACTTGATCAGGTTGCCCTTCAGGTACCCAATGAACTCTTCCCGGGTCAGGATGGCTTCCATCAGGTGCCATGGCTGCACGGCCATGGTTTTGTAGTGGTCGCCGCCTGCCTGAATGTCGTCAGCCGCTGGCTTCTCAACCAGCGTGCCGCAGTTCTGGCAGTTGCGTGTATTCCACACCAAAGCGTGTCCACAGAAACCGCACTCATTCATGGCTGCTGCCCAGAATGCGTTGTTCTGCCCATTTGCGCCAGCCTTTCAGTTCCTTGTTCTCGGCCTCCAAGCGGTCGATCTTGGCCTGCATGTTTCGCATCCGGCTCATGGCTTGGTCAATCCAGTCTTTGACCTCCACGGGCATGGCGAAATGTTCCTCCTTTTTGGCACGCGCCACGGTTTTTGAGGCCACCAGCACGTTTTTGGTGGGTTTGGCTACCTTGGCCTTGGCTGCAGGTTTTTTCGCTGCTGTGGGGCTGGATTTGGCTTTGGCGGGGGTTTTTTTGGCGGTTGCCATGTTCAATCTTCCTTTTCGGTTGGGTTGTCGGCCAGTTTCACATCCGTGACGGCATCCAGCGTGTAGATGCGTCCCAGAATCTTGTCCACCAGTTCGGGGTCGTCCCGGTCGGTGGTGATGATGATGGTCAGTGTGGTTTCCATGATGTCCTCAGAATGGTGCTTCGGGGAGTTCGGCCAGCTTCTGGCGCTGGTAGGCCTGTTCTTGGGCTGGTGTCCATGGGACTGGCCCTGTGGGTGGGGGAAAGGGCCAGTTCATACACCCTCCGAAATTTTGTAGTCGTGGAAAACATAGCCCTTTGTTGGGTCTCCAACCTTGTGAGGTTTGACCCAAACATTTTTGCCGCTACGCAACCTTCGTAAATGACCTCTGCGGTCATGCTGGCGTGGGCTGGCGTGAGTGCCGCCTTTGTCAGCCTGTCTTTGAGCCACAGGTTCGATCACCACCGTGCGCCAATCGTAGGTCGGGGTTTTCCCTTGCGCGATCTTGCGGCGGTTAGTGAAGGTCTGCTGGACGATAGGCAAATACGCCTCACAGCGGCGGGATAGAGACTCGTACCATGCTGACACAAAACCTAGAATCATCTCTGCCTCGGTTTTGTCCATGGTGACATCCTCAGCGGTCGGGCCATATCGAATCTGGCCGTCGTCGATCATATACACCATGGCCGCAGATGACACAGGCACGTGGCCGACCGGATACCGCCACATTCCCAGCACGATACCTTCCTCGGGATCGTCGCCAGCCACCATCATCCAAATGCGCATCTTTCGATGATTGCGTGACATACCCTCCCAGCAAACCATGCAACGCTTGAAGGGTGGTCGACTATTGTGGAGAGGCGACTGCGATTCTTCGCTCTGGTCTTTAAAGCAACCAGTCGCGTCAAACCAATGCATATCCGCCGGATCAAGCCCTTGCGAGGCGACCATTTTCATGGTCTCTCGCACAAGTTGCGTAGTCACGCTGGCTCCTTCAGTGCGGCCTGCATGGCTGCGATCATGGCCGGGATATTCTCCGGCTTGATGACGCAGTGTGCGCCACCTTGGTTTGTCTGGATGGACAGCCAGATACCGCCATCGTCCCACTTGTCCACGAAGACGTTGGCGTTGATTGCGGGGATCAGTGTTGATTCGATCATGGTGTTCTCCTTTAACCGGGGCCGAAGCCCCGTGATGATTCAAGCAATATTGGCCTCAAGGATGTGGCACTGGCAGCGGTCACCCCACACCTGTTGAGCGTAGTCCTTGTCCTTCTGACCACCAGCAAGGTGTGCATTGAAGCGGCTGTTCTGCTCATTGACCAGCTTTTGGGCAAGGTCAAGACGGGAAGTCCAGCCTTGCACAACCCATGCCTTAGTGGACTCGCGCCATGCAATGACGCAATGGCTGTAAACACGGTTGGCGCTGTTGCGCTTGACGATCTGACCGTTGGGGCATGTGGCGGTGTGCTTGTTCATCTTTAATCTCCAGTTAAACCCGCTAATCTTGCGGTGAGTGAATTCTAACACGAAATTAAAGGAGCATGGAACATAGGGATAAACCCTTATGTCGAAGTGGAGTCAACTCCACGCCTTGCGGACGGTCTGGCCCGGCTGTAGATGGTGAACTGCTTACGCTTGTCACTGCCTGAGCCTGCCGCATTCTGCTTGGATCTGGCGGAAAACAGGAAGTCCTTGTCGTTCAAGATTTCGCTGTGATCCTTGCGCCAGTCGAAGGCGTTTCCGCGACTCTTGATGATCTTGGTGCCCGGCCAATACAGACTCATTGCAGTGGCCCTTTCTGGGCAATCATGGCCATCAGGGCTTCGGCCTCGGCGTCGGGCAGCTGCACGGAGTTCTGCAGCAGCGTGCCGTCGCTGGCCATGCGTTTTATCTCGGCCACCAGATCGTCCAGTTCTTCCTGTGTGCCATCGAACCCGTCCAGACAGCCGGGGGCAAAAACAATCTTCAACTCTTCTGTCATTTTGTCACTCCACAAACTTGTTCCATGTAGGCCACATAGACCTGATCCGCTGTCTTGAAAACACGCTCGTCTCCCGCCAGCGTAAACACTGAGTGAGACACACCGAAGTCGCCATTCTTTTTGACCTTGGTGATGGTGATGCGTTGCACGCCAGCCTCTTTGTTGATCTTGGACAGGTAGTGTTCCTTGTCCCCGCTGATGTGCATGCTCAGTGTCAAAGGCAGCTGGCAAAACTCTTCGAATGTCAGTTCTGGTCTGTTCATGTGTTCTTTTCCCGCAGCTTGGCTTCGATGGCGTTGGCTGTGTCCATGTGAGTCAGTTG